CCATATTACGACAACAAATACAACCCAGTTCCGCTACATCTGATAGCCACTGTCTTTCTTCTTTGGTCTTTGATTTGATCATTGGTCTTGCCTCTACGTGAAACTTAATAATTGAGATACTGCATTTTCTACAGCTTTTTGAGTGGGGAACTGTTTACGAAGGATAAAATTCCAAAGCACATCGAGTGTGGCTTTGTAGAGTTCGCTAAATGCTAAGTCGTCCATATTTGCAAAGCTGATTGATTTAGCGACACGACGTAAACTGCCGTCAGGCATTTCAAACGTATCGTAATAACCGGCTTGCTCTACGACCCAATAACGAAAAGCATCAAATGACTTTGTTGCTGAGATATTTTGTGCACGATTTTGTGCAACTTCTTCAAGATAGATATCAGATGCGGATAAAAGTGCGTCAGCATTATTCGTGTAATATGAAAGGAATGTGATGTAACCACGCACAAGCTCTTTTTCTTCAGGTGAAATGGTACCGCCAATTGGTTCCCAATATTCATAGCCTAAGTTGAGTAATGCGAAGTATTTACGATGAAATCGAGGGTTACGAGCTTTCTTAAAATTCGCTGAAAGCACATCACCACACTTGATTTTTGAATGCAAAAAATCTCTCGTAACAGGGTTAGCTGGTACAAGAGTATCGTTAGACATTTTGATAAAGCTATGCTGTGCCATACTTGACTCTCAGTTGACACAGCAAATGTTTAGGATTGGGTGTTCAGGCCAATAGCATTATTATACACTTATAAATAAATTAAGTTAACTTACTTTAAGGATATATTATGGAAAATAGATTGGATGAATTAATCGCCCATGTTGAACAATCTAAAATGAATGATTTTTATATTAATATAAAAAATTGTTTTAATTGGTTTAAAAATCACATGGGGGATACTGAATGGAACACAAGAAAAAAATCACTCATTAACTATTTTAAAACAATGGAAGAAGGATTTTTTAAATTTAATAACTCTAAAGACTCATCTGAAAATAGAATGATATATCACTACGATCTAATAACATGGTACATGTATTTGGCTGATATTTATCTTGATAGTTTAGTAGAGAATGAGCCAAACCAGTCTGCGCGAATACTCCCAATTTTAGCTGAAATAGGTCGCATGATCAATGAACTGAAAAACTGTAATGGTATAGACATTAAGTTAAACGACCTTTTGATAAAAAAAAGTAACCAACCAGACACACTATTATTTGAATTACTAGTCGCATGTTGCTATATAAGAAATGGGTGGAATGTAAAGTTTATTCCAGAAACACCAAAAGAAAAAACACCAGATTTATTAATTAGAAAAAATGATTCACATTACTTTGTAGAATGTAAAAGACTCAACAAAGTCACTGATTACTCGGAAAAAGAAAGAAATGAATGGCTAAAGCATTGGAAATATATTTCGCCTACAATGTTAAATTTTAATGAATCCTTAATACTTGATATAGTATTTTTAAATGAAGTGGAAAAAGTAAAAACTACTGACATTTGTAATTCATTGTCTAATTTAATTAACAATTTCTCTAAGGACAGAAATATAAAATATTTATCACATACAGATTTCATCCTTAAAATAAATATAATTGATATAAGTAAGATAAAATTACATTTAGATGATAATAATGTGAAAATTCCGTCGCCATTAATTTTTTCATTAATTGATCCAGATTATAGCACTGATGCTAATTATACTTTTATAGGAGATATAACTCTCTGTAAGCTTTATGAAAAGGATGATCACGATAAAGAAAACAGGGTACTAAATACCTTTTTAGATAGTGTACGAAAAATTGCTTGTGCAAAATGGGAATGTATATCAAATATTTCTTTAGATAAGAAAGCTAGAGATATAAAAAATTTACTTAGCAAAGCAACTGAACAAGCCCCTGAGGATGCAACTACAATTATTCATCTTGGATATGAAACATTACATGGTCCCACTATAGAAAAAATTCGAGAGCAGAAAATCAAAGCAACTATAAGTAAATTTGATTTTGGAACAAAAGAAATTGGAATCATATATTTACATGCACTCCAAGCGATATGCCCTCCTAATGAGAAATTCGATTTTGTTGAAACAACTCAATGGTTGGCAAAAGATCAGTACAAAGATATTATTTTAGCTGATGACTTATTAATAAATTTTTCAGATAGCAATAAGCAAAACAAGACCCATTGGTGAATTATTTATAACTTAGAGTAATTTCATAAGAAAAGAAATTACTCTAAAAGACATTACAATACTAAATAATAGATTTTATAATAACCCCTCTAATATATTCCTATGCTCAAAAAATTATCATATAAACAACATTTGAACACTATTTTAGCTAAAATGCTTTTTCTGCGTAACGACGGCGTTTATCGTTTTGCTGTGATTGTTGTTGCATTTTGGACACTTCTGACGCTGTAATTTGGTCGGTAGGCAGATAGTGGCCATTCTTAAATTCTTGATAGACTGTGCCGGTTTCTCCGTGTCTAAATTTATCAATAATGATCTCGGCATAATTTTTCGCAGGGCTATTGGGGTTATATACGGCCTCCCTATAGGTAAATAAAATTAAGTCAGCGTCTTGCTCTAAGCTACCAGAATCGCGTAAATCAGCAGAAACAGGACGGCGTTGATTAATAGGTCTTTTATCAACATCACGAGATAGCTGGCTTAACGCAATAGTTGGCGTGTGTAACCTCTTTGCTAATCCTTTTAAAGATGCAGATATTTTCGCAATTGCTAAATCATTACGTTCTGCTTTAGGTTTTTTAATTAACCCTAAATAATCAACAAAAATTCCTTTCAAATTTGGATATTTACGTTTGTGGTTTTCACTGATTGCACATATTTGTTCAATAGTTAGATTACTCGCATCGATGATATGAATATCTCTATCCATTAAATGGCCTAGTGCTGAACTTAAACGCCCCCATCCTTCATCATCCAATCGCCCACGATGTCTCAATGTTGATATTGGTAGTTGAGCAGAACCTGCAACTAGACGCTCAGTAATTTGCTGATTGGACATTTCCATCGAGAAGAATAATGCACCGCCTCCATTTCTGGTCATTCCCTCAGTCATCGTTAGTGCAAGCTCTGTTTTTCCCATCCCCGGACGACCGCCAATAAAAACTAAGTCTGTTGGATTAAAGCCTCCAATTTTGTCATCTAAAGCTTCAATACCACTTTTTATCATCCCAACAGCATCTTCTCCTTTGTTTCTGCGTTCTAAAACATCTACATATCCTTCAAGTAGTGTATTTAAATGCACAGGAAGTAGGTTCTGATTACCAATTGTCAGCTGACCAATTTGGGTTGCAAATTGATGAATAAATTCTTCAGCTTGTTCATGATTATTTGCAGTAGTAATATCATTTTGATACTTGGAAATTAATTGAATTACTTCTCTAACACGATAATAACTATAAACTTTTGAGGCATAGCCTTTTAAATTTGCTGTCCAAATAGGTGTTTTAGATAGCTCAAGTAAATTTGCTAAATCGCCTTTTTCACCTAGCGCATCAGCAATAAAAAAGGGATCTATTAAAGAACTTGCTAGCGCTTGTTTTTTAATTTCTTTGTAGACATTACGAAAATATCTAGAACTAAAGGCTTCTTCAGGTAATGTGGCTAATACCTCATATGCATCTTGACTAGCACCACCAGCTAACAAACCACTAATCACCGCATGTTCTAATTCTTTTTCATGCATGATGATTACCTCTACGATATGTTGGCCAGTTAAACGTTAATACCGTTCCCCCCTGTAATAATCTGTCCACGGCTCGTTCACCAAGCATTTCTTGTAGATCAACAACGGGCAAGTTGCTTATCAAAATTGTAGGTAGCAAATCTTCGTAGCGATCATTAATCACCTCAAACAAGATATTACGTTCAGAATCAGTGCCATACTGAACACCAATTTCATCAATAATTAACAAATCAGGTGTGCAATATTTTTCAAGTACATCAAGTTCACTGAATTCTGAATTTCCAGCCCATGTTCTTCGAAAAGCGCGAATGATACGTGAGGCTGTGGTAATGAATACCGTTTCTTGCAATTCTCCGGCAATCTGACGGGCGATTGATACTGCAAGGTGTGTTTTACCAGTTCCGGGTGTTCCACACAGTACAAGCCCCTCTCCTGCGTTTTTTCGGTCGCTCCAAGTTTCGACGTACTGCTGACAAATTTTTAAATTATGTTTTGCTGTCGGTGTTGAGGCGACAAATGATTCAAATGTCGCATTAGCAAAGCGAGGGGGAATATTCACCGCAGTTAATAAATTTTGTTCAGACATTTCCACCTCCCACGAACCAATGAGGATCTTGAGACTGGTAATCTTTTTCGCTAAACCCAGTATGAGAATTTACTTTTTGAGTTTGTACTACGGATCTTTCAGGAAATAGCCCCTGCCAACCGTTGGCAATTGAATTACAAATCACAGCGTTGGCATCGGTGCAAAGCGATAATTTTTTTGCTTGTTGCTTGCACATGGTTTCTGTCAGCGGTTTTTTAATTTCTTTCCTGAAGTTAATCCAATCCTGCCAAACCTCATCACTCACATTTGACGGTTTAGCCAATTTCGGATCGAATTTATTTTTCGATTTTTTCCCCTCGAGTAATTCTTGTGGATCATGTTTTGAATTTACTTGTGGATCATGTTTTGAATTTACTTGTGGATCGCCTCCAGATTCTGGAGGGTGAAAACCACCTTGAACGCCAGATTCTGGAGGGTCAAAACGTACATTTTTACTGTTTTCTGTACGGTCAGAATCTGAACGGTCAGAATCTGGACGGTGAAAATTTGATAGCCTTTCACGTTGTTTTCTTAATTTGGCGTTCTCTTCTAATGCGATTTTTTCCAATTTATCGACATTTAAAAAATATAAATTTGAAGCATTACGATTGCCATTTCTACGTTGCTTTTTAACTAACCAACCATCACGCTCAAGTTCATTACATGCATTGCGAATTGTGCTAATTCCCGCACCAATTTGACGACTGATGGTTTCAACACTGGGATAAGCAACCCCTTCATCGCTCGAATAATCGGCTAGGCGTACCATGATCATTAACTTGGTACCCTTAACACCTGAAACAGCACATGCATCCCACACATAGCCGGTTAATTTATTACTCATTTCACACCCCCAGTGCTTTAGCTATATTACGGCAAGCATTTTGGTACTGCTCAGGGGTTAAATTTTTTGACAGTAATTTTTGTTTTTCTCGCTCATACTGCT